TGACCTGCATCACCAAGCCCGCTCCACGCTGCCGCACCCCGGTGCCGAACCCACGGGTGTAGTAGGAGTTGATCAACGGGTAGTCGTTGTCCGTACCCTTGACCAACTTCAACCCACGGAGACCAGCATTCGAGTGCTCCCTGATCCCGATGGGATTCTGGATGTTGGCAGCCCCGCCGGACACCAGAGCCACGATGTAGCCCGGAGGCACGTACGACTCCTCGATGATCGCCAGCTCGCCGTACTTGCCGATGACGTTCATCCCACGGAAGGTGGCCGGAGCTTGGGTCCCGTTGACAAGCTGGTAGCTGTCGGGCAGGATCAAGCCAGGCTGGCCCTGAGCAGGAATGAAGTCGTATCGAGCGCCGCTGGACACCCGGAAGTTGCGGATCAGGTTCGCTTCGGTCACGTTGACCAGAGCGAACATAGTCGAGCCGTTCTCCGCACCATAGCCGTGCGACTTGAAGTCGTCCGCAATCTCGTCCAGGTCTCCGGAAGCGATCGTGTTGGCCCCGCTGGTACGGAAGTGGGTGTGAGTACCCGAGAACGTGTTCGCTTTGTAAGCCGGGGGCACTGTGCCGTCGGCATTCCAGAACGTATACACGTTGTAGTTCTGGCCCTTGATGTCGGTCGTGCGGTTGGTGCTCCGGAAGAGCGTGCGCATGACCTCCTTGAAGACCAGTCGGTTGTCAGCTTCCAGCACTCCTTGGTGGACCGCTTCGATCCTCTGCGAAGTAGCTTCGCTGAGGAATTGCCAAGTGAAGCGGGTAGCAAGGTCGTACCACTTGAAGGTGTACCCCAACGAGAGTACATTCTCGGTGGGGCGAATGCCGACCGGGACGCCGTACTCGGATGCCTCTTCGAAGTCTTCCGAACCGAACTGCGGAACGTCTTCGATCATCGAAGAGACAGGGAAGGTGAGAAGATCCACGAGACGCTGGCGCTCCTCGTTTTGGATCGCAACCGTTGACTGGAATTCCGTCCAGATGTCGTTGAGATCGCGCCCATCGGCGGCCACTGTCAAGACGTCTGCGGAAGCGTTGTATCCTCGTGCCATTTTAGGTCACTTCCTTTCAGGCCTGGACCCGGACCACGAGCCGAGTTGCCTCGACAGTATGGCCCACGCGGGTGTTGGTGTTGGTGGTGTTCAAAGATCCGTTGGCAGAAGCAGCGTAGTACACGGTGCCCGCGCTCAGACCCTCGACTTCCACGATCTCGCCGGCAGTCATGACGTCCACGATGTCCCCAGCCGACTTGGCGGAATCAACGACGAGCACGCCGAGAATTCCCGAGTCAGCGGAAGTGACGTCCACCCTGCCGCTTGTATTGAGCCCCACTCCGATGGGTGTTCCGGCGTCTTCGGCTGCGATAGCCGCAGCAAGAGGTGCACGGAATCCACCGGATACAGGGTCGTACTTGTCGTACCGAGCCATGATGCTCGCCCTACCTTTCTCTGGTGTAGTTGATGCTGTGTGCGAGTTGTTTCGTTGTCAGCGACGAAGTGCCGGATACTTGCTGATGAGCGCGTCCCGGTTGGGGTTTCCCTTGGTCTTCTTGGAGCCCGGAGGAGTCCCGGTGGAGCGTTTCCGACGAAGCTTTCCTTCCTCGTCTTCATCCTCGTCGCCCTTGTCTTTCGCAAGCAAGTACGGCTCAGATTTAGCCAAGTCTTCAATGGCCTCGTCAAGCCCTTCGACCTTTCCGTCCTCCGTGATCTCCACGTCGGACAAGTCGAGGAGCCTAAGAGCGGTCTTGGGATTCTTCCAGGAGAACTTGTTGTTCCCCATGAATTCCAGCCGGATCAACAAGTCCTCGTTGGTGCGAGTAGCTTGCTCCAGCTCACCCTGCAGCCTGGCTTCGGACTCCGAACTTCCAGCGTCGCTGTCGTCTTCGTCGTCTTTTGCTTTGCTGCTCTTGCTCTTCTTGAGGTTGGCTACCTCGGTCTCCAGCTCGGCAATACGGTTGCGGTGTTCCCGTGCTTTCAGCCTGTAACGCTTGGCTTCTCCCACGAGCTCCTGGATGCGCTTGGAATCGGAAGAGCGTTTCTGCTTGGCAGAGCTGTCGTCTTCGTCTTCGTCGTCATCATCGTCTTCGTCGCCGTCGCCACCTTCGTCGTCGCCGTCGTCGGTGTCGTCGTCCTTGTCTTCTTCTTCTTCAAGCCCCATCGTGAACCCGCCAAATTGCGATCTGCGCAATTCCGTCAAGCCCTCGATATTGCCGGCTGCGAGGAACTTTCGTGCCTCTTCAGCCAGTTCAGAAGAAATGGACATCCCGCTCACTGCGGCATCTGCGAGCCTCTGGCTCATCTCCGTGACCTCCTGGTCAATCGAACTGTTATGTTTCGAGAGCATAGCCTACGTTCCCGCTTCTATCGCTTGCCTCGCCCAGGTTATCGGGAGGATTCTTTGCGATCACTGCTATCCTTCTGAAGGAGAGACACCCGACGAGTCCAGGTAGTCGTCATACGCACCGGCTTCGAATTGCTTGATAAGCTCATCTCGGCCAACAACCTCGGGGGTCGTGCAGCACAAGCAATTGGGATGCGGCTTGACAGGCACGTTCTCTGGGGTGTAGACGCCAGCAGGCTTCCCTTCCTCGTGGACTGTGTCGGCGTACTCGTTGCACTCGTCTGGACGAGGGTGAGAGCCGGACAAGTTCCAACGAAGCCCTGTAGTCCATGGGGTTTCGATGCCGCTTTGAACCTGCTGGGCGTGGAAAGCGTTGTTGAGCTCGGTCCTCCCGAGCCGGAGTGCTGCGTACGAAGTCCCTCCGGGAACGTTCGGGTTGATGTATTTGATCACGTCGTCGGCAAGCTCCTTGGCCGAAGCTCCCCGGGCCAGCGCTTCGTTCACGATAGCGTCGATCTTCCCGCTGGCCAGCTCCTTGTTATGGTACACCGACTGAGCCAGCGGGATCTTTGAAAGACCCAATCTGGCCGCTAGGGTCTGAGAATGCCTGCGAGCGGTGGCTTCCGCAGAACGCAGCATGTACTCGCGATCCTTTTTGGGGAAGATCGCCCCAAGGAGACCAGGAGGATACGCTGACTTGATAGCCGCTGCCGCAGCTTCTGCCCGACCTGCTTCAACGGTGGAGCCTACCCGAGCCCAAGTAACAGCCATCTCCCTGTGGATGACTTCCCGGACGCGTCGTAGTTGTTCGGATCGCACCTTTGCGCCTATGCCGCTCTTGCGCTCGAGCCGGTGAAGTTCAGCCTCCACCCGGGTTAGAGTGCCACGGAAGATGTCGATAATCTCCCGGTCGGTCACCCGCTGAGTCTCCAAATACGCTATGAGGGGCTTGCGATCCACCTTGGGCCTAGCCACGGTCAGCCGACCAGGTACTTGAGAAGACTTGGGTTGCTACGTAGAACGTCCAGTAGGACTGGAGAGATTCTTGCGACGAAGGTTTCTTCTACGTCGTCCAGACGGTGGTACTCCCCCTCAACGCTGAGGCCACTTATGTACGCGCAAGCGTGGAGAACCTCGTGTAGGAGAACTTCACGAACGTTGTTCTCGTGAAGTTCGTCGAAAGTCCTGACGAGAATGGATCCCTTGTACCCGAAGAGGTTGCCCCCGTCGCCCTCTTCAAGACCCCGCTTCCTCCACTGCTCGTCGTCCAGGTACTCCACCTCGAAAGGTATGTACCCGACCTTGACGCGCTGAGGACGACTGAGTGCCTTCTCAGCGGTCATGGGGCTTCGTCCAACTCCTGCGCGACCCTCAGCGCGTACGGGTCAACGTTCCGGGCAAGGGCTATGGCCGCTGCCTCAGTCACAACGTTGCTGGACATCTCATCGGGGAAGTCAAAACCAAGCTTGTCGCTCAGTAGCGTGCGAGCGTACTCTGCCGAGATCAACGGGGGATCACTGCTCAAGAGTGCGATAACCTCATCGATAGTGGACTTTCGGTTGACGGGCATGGGGTCGTCGACCACCGACACCGCTCGAGCGTCACCTGCAGCCACCCCTTCGTATGAAGGGAGCCACATCGTGCTCAGGTCGTATAGCAAATGATCCATCGTCGCCAGGATCTCGCTCTCTTTCTCCTCATTGGCCGCCAAGATAGGAGACATGTGGAACGCAAGCGCGATACCCGATTCAGCCACCGAGGTGTCGACTTTGCCAACGGCGATGTCGGGGACACCAGAAGCTTCCCGCATACTCGATTCCAGCTTGCCGATATGCTCCAACATCGGCGCCACGCTGGAGACGCCGGTGATACGCTTGAAGTCGCTGCCCTCGTCCCCTTCGACCACCCAGCCCGGGCCAAGCTTCCAGTTGGTCTCGTTGCCTTCCTCGTCTGTAGGAGGGCCTGAATTGGTGAAATAGAGGCCCAGCCCTTCCAACACTAGGGCTAGGTCTTCATCAGTGATGCTCTGGTTGACTGAAGCAATCAACCGCTCAAAGCCCTGAAGCTCAGAGCGGCCAAACGGCTCACCCGTGCGACGGTTGTTCTTGATGTGGTATACCGGAATGGCCGTGATCTCGGGAGGAAGTTCGAACGGGGTGAACGCCTCTTGCCCACGAGGAGTGGCAGCTTTCTTGAGTTTGGCGTCTTCATCGCGGTCGTCCCACGCTCCGGTCTCCCACCAACTCAGCTCATAGCTGATGCGCCCGTTGTCCTCCTTGCGGTAGGTCTGGCGCTTGATTACGGTCTTACCGTCGGGCAGAAGCACCGGGTCAACAAGGTGCACCCCGGTGACCTTCTCGGGATTCCACGCATCGGAGATGGGGAAGTAGGAAGCGGGATCCACCTCGTACACCGACAGACGCCTGCCGGGTGCCTTCGCAGGATCGGCGGCAATCTGCCAGACCTGATCACCTCTAACCAGCCCCATGCGCTTTTGCGTAGCAAACTTGGACCACACTTGCTCGCGCTGGAACAAGTTGCGCAGCTGCAGCTCGAGGAGGGCGCGCTCGCTGTCGCTTCCAAGCTTGGGCTCCAATGCGTACGTCCACCTCTTAGCCAAGAAACGGTTCTTGGCTTCCACCAAGGTGCGGGCATTGGGTAAGTAAATCGGGTTGGCTTCGTTGCCCCGCTGAACGAGCTTGAATGCCTCAGGAACGTTGTCGTACATGGCCTCATACGTGGAGTACGCGCCAAGCCGGACAGCATCCTCGCCCGACAACCAAGAATCGAGTGGACCCATAAGCGGCCGAACAGTGCTGTACGAGGTTAGGTCTGCCATAAAACTATCCTAAGCTGCCAGGGATGACTTCGTGGCACGAGCTCGCCGCTTTCTCGCTGCCGTACCAAGGTGGCCGGCAAAGAATCTTCCCAGCGCTTCGGGTCCGTGATCATCCTTTTTCATCGGGTTCTCTGGGTGGTTCGTTTCAACCTGCTGGTTGCGCTTCTCAGGGTATCGGTAATTCAGCATGTCCTGGATCGTCTTCACGCACCTACGGTCGAATTGTAGGGTGGGGATGCGCTCGGGGTGGCCGTCCGGGAGGTGCTGGTTCCGTTCTTTCAGGGCTGCTCGGATAGCGTCGATCCGGTCCTTGATCTCTCCACCCGTCCCGCCTCGGTGTTTCACCCGGAGCAGGTTCTCCAGGGTCTTCGTGTCGCCGGGGGAAGCCGGGTCGGGGTAGAACGCTATCAAGGATCCGGGAGCGAGACCCTTGGCGAGGATGGCGCGTCCAAACTCGTCGGCGGTGAGGCCGGACTCGTACACCTCGTCAAGGACACGGATGCGTTCGCCAAATGGGTCGACCTGAATCAACAACCAGACGTTCGGGTTGGTGAACCCATAGTCGACAGCAGCGTAGGTGGACCAAGTGGGATCGTACTCGAAATCGCCAACGTGCTTCTCCTCGTCGAAACCCTTGAAGACGCGCCCAACGTACTCAGTAAAGTCAGCGGCTATTTCCTGGTTGAATGTTTCCGGGGTGAGGTCAGCTACAAGCTCTCCGATCTCAGGGTCAACGCCTAGCCGGGTGTATAAGTCTTTGTCGATTACTTCACGGGCAGCGATGGCGCGACGAAGTAGGAGAATGCTGTCGTCGCTGGCCCCTTGGGGGTATACGTACGGGTTGTACCAGCTCGGCATACGGAATGAATCCCAGTCAGGACGCGTGTGGTCCTGGCCCCGCTTCCAAAGTTCGTAGAACCAATTCTTTCCTTCGGGGGTTGAGGTCATAAGCGACCAGCCGTTGAAGTCAGCGAGAGTGGGGCGAACGAGCTTGTTCCACGTACGCTCCTTCAGCTTCGCAGCTTCGGCGAGGATGGCCCCGGACAAACCTTCACCCACGAGGCTATCGGGGTGCTTCTCGCTCTTGGCCATCACCAAGAACCGGCCATTCCAAAGGGACAGAACCATCTGTCCTTGCTCAGGGTTATTGTACGAACCAGGTTTGTCGAAGTATTCCCGAAGCCCCAACTTCGACAGGCTATACCACATGACTCGGAATTCCTTCTCGGAGTCGGTGTACGACGGTCCGACAATCCAAAACTCTCGTCGTTTGCCAGCGTCTTCAAGCTCGCTCTTCACTAGCCGCGTGTTGAGAGCTTCGGTGACCAGCTTATATCCGCCCACCTCGCTCTTGCCGAACCTTCGTCCTGCGGAGACCACGCGGTTACGGCAAGTCGAGCAAACGATCTTGCGCTGGCCCGAGTGAGGGGTCCAGCCAATCTTCTTGTACAACGGAAGCTCCGCAATCGGACGTTCCGGGTGGATGCTGGTCTTCGACAACGTCCTCTCCTCCTGGGCTGAAGGTAGCGGCAAGCCCCTGCCCGGGGAGCTTGCCGCTCGCTCTAGGCTACCTGGAGGTCACCTCGTACACCGCTTCAACGAGGAAATGATCCGTGTGCAAGAACAAGTCCTTGTCAGCGAGAACCTTGGCGGAGATGCACTTTACCCGGCTATCCCGCTTGTCCCGGAGGATCGCATCGATGTTGCCGTGCCCCGTGTTGGGGTGCACCCGAAGGTCGTCCCAACAACTTGCCCCCGGCCACTGCCCCATCGTGAGATCGTACTTCTTGTCAACGCGGTTGAAGTCACCGCCGATGAA